ACTATCGGCTGGGCTGGTATTTTCACTGCTGATACTGGCGGAACATTGTTGGCCTGGGCGCCATTGACAACTGCCAAAGCAATCAACGATGGCGACATCTTCCGTATTCCTGCAAACAGTCTGTCTATCACACTGAGCTGATATGGCTGCTTACGGGCGTGGTGATTACAGTGGAGGCAATTACTCTATTGGGGCGTACTTAGGTGCGTTTGCGATAGAGGATGCGTCTACTGTTGTCATTGCTGGAGACAAGATCAAGGACGCTCAGTTTGAGATTTTCTCGACTAGCTCAGTTTCGGTTGGCGCAGTAAAAATTGCAAATGCTGGAATTGACATCGTTGATGATTCTGTCTTAACAATTGCTGGTGGTATTGATGCGGTTGGTGATGTTGATATTGTTGCGACAAGTTCAATGTCTATCCAATATTTCCGCAAACGGCCAGGAGTTGTGACTATTGTTTGTTCTTCTGGTGTTGTAATCAATGCCAGAAAGAAATGGGAAACTGAAGCTGATATATCGGAAACATGGACACCCATACCTGATGTATCTGAAACTTGGACAACTGTCTCTTAGGGGTAAAAAATGGCTGATACTACAACCACCAACCTTGGCCTAACAAAGCCTGAAATTGGCGCTTCCACTGATTCGTGGGGCACTAAGATCAATACAGACTTGGACTCTATTGATGCGTTGTTTGACGCAGGTCCGGTACTGAAGCTTACAAAGGGTGGTACAGGTGCTTCAACAGCATCAGGCGCACGTACTAACCTTGGTGCTACCACCTTGGGCGGTAACCTGTTTACGGTGACCAATCCTGGTGCTGTGACATTCCCTCGTTTTAATGCAGATAACTCTGTTTCTTCATTGGGCGCATCTGATTTCCGAACAGCAATTGGTGCTAGCACTGGCGATGCAACCCTTGCTGGCGCTCAAACCTTTACAGGCACTAAAACATTTTCTGGCACATCTTCAGCAGTAGCCCTTATCTTGAATGATGCGGCAGAGGTTGTTACTGTCTCAGCCACAGCGGCAACAGGCACGATCAATTACGACATCACCACTCAATCGGTGCTGTACTACACCTCTAACGCATCAGCCAACTGGACAACCAATTTCCGTGCTTCTAGCGGAACAAGTCTAGATACCGCATTGGCAACAGGTCAGTCAATGACAGTTGCTTTCCTTGTGACCCAAGGCGCAACGGCTTACTACAACAACGTAGTGCAGGTAGATGGCACAGCAACTGGCGTAACTACTCGCTGGCTTGGTGGCGCTCCTACTGCTGGCAACGCCAGTGGTATTGATAGTTACCGATACCTCATCATAAAGACGGGTACTGCCACTTTCACAGTGTTGGCTTCTGTAACTCAGTTCAAGGCTTAAACCATGCCATTACAAGCTACATCAGGCGCTGCGTCCTACGATGCCACAGGTGGTGGCGCTCCAGTTAAAAATTACATCGAAGACGTATTCAGCACTTGGCTGTACACAGGCACAGGTGCATTAGGGTTGAACATTCCTAATGGCATTGACCTAGCTGGTAAAGGCGGGATGGTGTGGGCAAAAGGAAGAACCCCAGTTGACAACCATCATATTTGGGACACTGCAAGGGGTGTTTCAAACGCTCTATTCCCAAACCTATCAAGCGCTTCTAGTCTAACTAGCAATACTGGTGTTACAGCATTTAATTCTAATGGTTTTACATTGGGCACTTCTAGGAGTAATACCGCTTCTGAAACCTACGCCTCATGGACATTTCGAGAGCAGGCAAAATTCTTTGATGTGGTCACATGGACAGGCACAGGTGCTAACCGTACTATTGCCCACAACCTTGGCGCTGTGCCGGGGTGCATTATTGTGAAGTCTACTAACGCCACCACTCCTTGGCCTGTTTATCACCGCAGTCTTGGCAACACGCAAGACATATCTTTAAATGATACTGGGGCTGCAACTACAAACGCTTTGTTATGGAATAACACAACACCGACAAGCACAAATTTCACTGTGGGCACTTCTTCTGCCGTCAATGCTTCTGGTTTCACATATGTCGCATATGTGTTTGCCCATGATGCAGGCGGTTTCGGCCTTGCTGGTACAGATAATGTGATTTCGTGTGGAGTCTATACGGGTAACGGTTCAGCCACTGGCCCCGTAGTTAGCCTTGGCTACGAGCCTCAGTGGTTAATAATCAAAGGCGTTGACAACACAATCGGCTGGCAAATGATAGATACCATGCGCGGTATGCCTGTTGGTTCTGTTGATGCTGTCCTTAGAGCTAACACAGATGCCGCAGAGGTGGCAGTAGATTATGTAACGCCAACTGCAACAGGCTTTCAACTTGTATCGTCAGCTACCGAAGTCAACATTAACAACGGAAGATACATCTACATCGCCATTCGCCGTGGCCCAATGAGGACTCCCACGACAGGCACAACTGTGTTTAGTCCAATAGCCGCAACAGCCGCCAGCGGTACGTATCAAACAACAGACTTCCCAATTGATACGCAATTTTCGACAGTTCGCTCTAGTGGTGGATCATGGGTTAATGACAGGTTAAGAGGTTTTTCTGCAACCGCTTCCCCTGCCACAAATGGTCCGATTTGGATTACAACAGGAACTGCTGCCGAATCCACCAGCACCGGAACCCGAACCGCCGCATGGGATAACACACGATTTATGGTCGGGTCTAATGTAAACAACACTGCAACGGTTTGGTGGAGCTTTGGTCGTGCCCCTTCATTCATGGATGTAGTCTGTTACACAGGCACAGGAGCAAACGTATCCAGAAGCCACAACCTCGGTGTTACGCCTGAATTATGGATTGTCAGACGGCGCAACTCTACAGGTGCTGGAATAGTAGGGTCAACTGCAATTGCAAACACAGAGTATCTGACTCTTAACAGTACTGCTGCAAAAGCCACGTTGGCAACTTACTGGAACAGCACATACCCAACTGCTTCAGTGTTTACAACTGGCACACGAACAGACGTTAACGGAAGCGGAAACACTTTTGTCGCTTACTTTTTTGCAACCTGCCCAGGCGTAAGTAAAGTCGGAAGCTACACAGGCAACGGCAGCAGTCAAACAATCAACTGTGGTTTCACAGCAGGTAGTCGCTTTGTTCTTATCAAGCGTACAGACAGCACTGGCGATTGGTACGTCTGGGACTCTGCCCGTGGCATTGTTTCTGGTAACGATCCACACATCTCGCTAAACACTACTGCGGCTGAAGTCACAACTAACGACACCATTGACACAGACAGCACGGGGTTTGTGGTCAATCAAGTGGCTGCAACAAGCGTCAACGTCACTTCTGCCACATACATCTTTTTGGCAATCGCATAAGGAATCATCATGCAAATCAGAATCCGACAAACAGGCGCAGTTATGTATGAGGCAGAACTGCGTAGTTACCTTAAAGCCAACGATGGCCCTTCATATGATCAACTAACTCCTGAAGTCATGGAGGCCATTGGTGTTGATCCTGTGTTTGAAGGTCCACAAGCACAGCCAACACGCTATCAGTACGCTTTTGCTGATGGTGTGCAATTGGTTGATGGCAAGTGGTACACCAAGTACAGCGTAGCCGACTTGGATGCCGATGGCATTACAGCCGCAAATGCAGCACAAGCCAAAGCTGTTCGTGCAGACCGCAATGCCAAATTGTCAGCATCCGATTGGACCCAAGTAGCAGACGCTCCTGTGGACAAGGCTGCATGGGCTACTTATCGTCAAGCATTGCGTGACATTAGCGGTCAAACTGGCTTTCCTTGGACCATCACATGGCCTACTCAACCGGAGTAAACAATGTCGGAGCAGATCGATGCAACGGAGGCCAGATTGACCACCCATGAGCAAGTTTGCGCCCATCGTTATGAGGGTATCCAGAAATCTTTCGAGTCAGGCTCTAAGCGCATGGCAAAGATTGAGTACTTGCTTTATGCGGTGATTGCTGCTGTCCTGCTTGGTCCAGGTGTTGCTGCCGAGTTTGTGAAAAAAGTATTTGGCATTTAATGGCTAACGTAAAACAACAACTAGACACTCCTGCCCTGCCCTCTTTGGGCTTGTCGGGTGCTGTTTACTCTCAGGATGTCCAGAACCAAAACAATGGCATCTTGAGGTTGTTTTTTACCAAGCTGGTAAACGTCATTGGTTCTTTGATTGGCCCTTCTGGTGGCAAGTATCTAAACTTCCCACACGGAGCCTTTCACAATGATACTGACCAAGTTGCGCTAAACACTACGACTGCTTATCCTGTGAATTTCACGGATACGGATTTTTCCAATGGCGTTACCATTACCAATGATTCTCGGATCACAGTAGCTGTAGATGGAATCTGGAACTTGCAGATTTCCTTACAAATTAAGAACGTCAGCAATGATGGTCAAGACTTTGATATCTGGTTTCGCAAAAATGGAACAAACATAGCGAACTCAAACACTAGGTTTCATATTGTTGCCAGAAAATCTACTGGTGACCCATCTCATGCTGTTGCAGCGTTAAACTTCTTTGAAAGTCTTTCCGCAGGTGATTACATAGAGATTGTTGGATGCGTGACCAGTACGGATGTAAGTCTTGAGGCATTTCCTGCTGGAACAAGCCCGACAAGGCCAGCAATCCCATCAGCAATTGCTACCATGACGTTTGTGTCTAACCTGCCTAACCAGTAAAACATCATGGCCTACATCCCACTCCCAATCCCCCCAGGTGTGTACAAGAACGGTACTGAGTATCAGTCTAAAGGGCGCTGGAACAGTTCCAATTTGGTCAGGTGGTATCAGAATACTATTCGGCCTGTTGGGGGCTGGAGAAAGCGTTCTGCTACTCAGTTGAGTGGCATGGCTCGTGGTCTTCTTAATTGGCGAGACAA